GTATATCTGTTACAGCCAAGAACAGTGGAGAAATTAGCCGCTGTGTTAGCAATTATAAGACCATCTAAACGTTACTTGTTACATGAAGATTGGGATACAATAAACAAGGAAGTTTGGATTGCACCAGTGGATAATAGTTATTATTTTAAGAAGTCACATGCGATTGCTTATGCTATTGCAATTGTAGTACAAATGAATTTAATAGTAGAGCAATGTGGTTAAGTTTTATCTATTTTACGTACTAATTGTACCGTTCGTCTCTTAATACGTTTTCTAACTATGTTATGAAGACTTGTAATTGGCCCAAACAAAAATTCAACATCTTTACTTATATAGTTTCGTAAGCAAAAACGAAATTGTTCCATTTCGTAAGGAAGGAATAAATTTATTGGCGTAATACGATTACTTTCCCACCACCAAGTATCACCTACGTGTAAGAACTTTTTCTTAAGATCGCTATCTCCAATTAAATCAAAAGAATAGATACTAGTAATGTGAGAATTATGATTTTGTATAATGCCGATAATTTCTTTACTGGCATATTTAATACCAGTTAAGAATGGATATTTTTCGATCAATTGTTTTATGTCATCGTTCATTGCTATTACTTATTCCGATAAATACTTTATGAGTGTTGGAGTGAAAGAAAATGGCTGTTAATAATATTTACACATATAAAATAAATCATTCTTTAACATTAACAGACGGAGGATTAAGCGGAACCATGTATAATGACGTAATAAAAGTACACAAAGGAATTGATGATAAACTATCATTTCAAGTGTTTGATCAAAATCGCAGGCCCGCTAATATTTCTTTGTTAACGTTATATCTAAATGTTATGAATGCAAATACTGGCGACTTAGCAGTACAAAAAGTGCCAACAGTTACCGATGGATCCAATGGAAAATTTGATGTACTTTTTTCATGGACAGATACAGTTAATTTAGATTCTGGATTTTATGAATTTAGTATAACGTCAACAGATTTAAATGATGAACAAGGCGTTATGTATGTTGATACATCTCAAAATGCTATAGGTGCGCTCGAACTTATCGAGGGAGTTATACCGACACCTTCGGCTAGTGCAATAGTAACAACGTTTGTGCTAAATGGTACACGATATGAAAGTGCAGGAATTGATGTTAGTCCGACAAAAAATTATCAAACCAATTTACATACTTGTGCCCTTTATGCTACAACTTGGGCAGGAGAGTTTTGGGTTGAAGGCAGTCTCGATCGTGACGCACCAACGAATTGGTTTATAGTGGATTTATATCCTAATAATGCTACAGCAGACCATTTAACGTTTTCAACATCATCGCCATTAACTGGGATTGACGCTAGTAACTTTAGATTATCATGTAATTGGCTTAGGTTTGTTTATAAACATGATGCTGGTAATACTGGCACAATAGATAAAGTATTACATAGAAGTTAAACAATGATAAAGAACTTTTACAAGGATCCTGATATAGAATTTGATATCAGGAAACTTCAGAACGACTTACAACTTATTGATAATAGAGTGGCACGGCAATCTCCGCTTGTTGAATGTGATATTAATGCAATTTGTTTAACTCAAATTCCTGGTGACCCGAATTCAATTACTGGCGGTAATGTAAGAGGATTATTTTGGACCAAGCCCGATAGTACAGGCGTTGAAGTTCAACGTGAAGAAGTAATTGATGAATCACAATATACTGAATTTGTTAAATTATTTGAAGACACTTATTATAAAGAAGTTTACGATACATTATCAACCAAATATAAATTAGGTAGAGTTAGGTTACTTTGGAAGTTACCTCGTACTACACTAAGTTGGCATCGAGACCCAGAAAAGAGATTGCACATTCCTATTATAACTAACCCAGGTGCATTAATGGTTATTGACAATGAGGTAATGCATATGCCAGCCGATGGTAAAGTATGGATCACCGATAACACAAAGTATCATAATGCGTTTAATGGCGGCGAAGTGGATCGTGTCCATTTGGTAGCCACAGTAATTGGTTGACAAATTGCACTTTTTCTTATACTATAATATAGATGTTTGCTGATAATTTAAGATCAACAGTTCTAACAAGAATTCCTGGTAAGAAAGCAAGTCCTGGCGGCTGGATGTCGTTGAATTGCCCTATGTGTACTGCAATGGGCGAAACTCGTCCTGATATACGTAAACGAGGCGGTTTTAACATGACTGCTGATAATTCAATTGTGTTTAATTGTTTTAATTGTGGATTTAAAACAGGCTGGAAACCTGGAGGTATTTTAGGTAGTAAGTTTGTTGAATTGTTAAAAGGGCTGGGCATAAATGATACTACAGTAAATAAATTAAAAATTCAAAGTTATAATGAACGAGAAATTAATCCAATATTTAATACAAAAATTGAAGAGATAAAATTAGATTGGGAAGAAAAAGCATTACCAAAAGATGCAAAACCAATAGATGAGAATACACCAGAGTACATTTTAGAATATTTGCAATCTAGAGGAAAAGGAGTATATAGTAGTTGGGAATATTATTGGACACCTAATACCTATATGAATTTAAATGAACGTATAATTATACCGTGTTATTTTAAGAATAAAATAGTTGGCTGGGTTACAAGGCACGTATACCCAAATAAAACAGATAGACCAAAGTATTATGTTCAAACACAAAAAAATTATATGTTTAATTTAGATCAATTATATACAACAGAACGCAAGTATGCTATACTAGTTGAAGGACCATTTGATGCTATTGGGATCGATGGAATTGGTTTACTCGGCTCAAAAATAAATCAAGTACAAGCAGATTACTTAAATACATTTAATAGAAAATTTATTTTAGTTCCGGACAGGGACAAAACAGGTGAACGATTAATTGAGGAAGCACTTCGTTATAATTGGGGAGTTAGTTTTCCACAATGGGATGATGAAATAAAAGATGTTGCAGATGCAGTTAAGAAATATGGAAGAATTTTTACATTAAAGAGTATATTAGAGTCAGTTGAGAATAATCCAACAAAGATTGGGATTAAGAAAAGGATAGCATAATGGGCCATATAGGGGATTTGTTTAAAAGGGTAGATGAGTTACAAAAAGAAATTGATGTTATGAAAGAAGAAAATCAAAATTTAAAAGATTTAATTAAAGATAAAACTGGTGTAGATGTTAATGCAACAAGTGATGAGAAGACTGATAATATTGACGGTGTTCCAGTTCCAAAGCCTGTTGTAACAACTAAACCTAATTGCCCAGTTAAGTTGAATTATAATCAGGGAGTAATTGCTGGAAGAATTATTAATCAGTTGAAACGGAAAGCATTAAGTATGACACAGTTGTTATATTGTATAGAAGATAAATTGATAAAAGATCCAAAATTTATATTAGAAATACGGAGACAGAAGAAACATTAATGACAAAAGAATTTAAAGAAGATCTCCAAAAACTCTTTTTGGGGTTTTTAATTAGTGATAAAGAGTTATATGTTAGAGTGCAATCATTAGTTGTACCTACATATTTTAATAATAAATTAAGACCAACTGTTGAATTTATTAATAAACATGCTGATGAATATAACAGCATGCCTACTATTGATCAGATTAAAGCAAAAACAGAAATAGGATTAGAATTAGATGCTGAGGTTACAGCAAGGCATAAAGAATGGTTTCTAGATGAATTCCAAGACTTTGCAAAGTTTAAAGCACTTGAACAAGCAATTTTAGCAAGTGCTGATGATATTGAAAAGGGAGAATATTTCTCTGTAGAAAAACGTGTTAAGGAAGCAAGTAGCGTAGGGTTGGCAAAGAATTTAGGTACAGATTATTTTGAAAATCCAAAAGAAAGATTACAGAAGTTAAAAGATAATAATGGGCAAGTAAGTACAGGATGGACATCAATTGATAAAAAATTATTTGGTGGATTTAATAAAGGTGAGTTAAGTATTTTTGCTGGTACGTCTGGCGCAGGCAAAAGTTTATTTTTACAAAATCTTGCATTGAATTGGGTGCAAGCAGGTTTAAATGTTGTTTATATTACACTTGAACTTAGTGAAGAATTAGTTGCAATGCGTATTGATAGTATGGCAACTGGGTTAAACAGTAGAAGTTTATTTAAAAGTTTAGATGATGTTGATTTAAAAGTCCGAATGATGAAAAAATCCTCAGGTAATTTACAAATTGTATATTTGCCAAGCGGTGTTAATACTGGACAAGTTAAAGGATTTATTAAAGAATTAGAAATACAACATGGTAAGCAGGCACAAGCAATATTAATAGATTATTTAGATCTAATGATGCCAAATGATAAACGAGTAAGTCCAAGTGACTTGTTTGTTAAAGACAAATATGTTGCAGAAGAATTACGTAATTTAGCAGTCGACCTTGATACATTATTAATAACAGCGTCTCAGTTAAACAGAACAGCAGTTGAGGAAATTGAATTTGATCATAGTCATATTGCTGGTGGTTTAAGTAAAGTACAAACAGCAGACAATGTTATTGGTATTTTTACAAGTGCGCCAATGCGTGAACGAGGGCGTTATCAAGTACAGTTTATGAAAACACGTAGTAGCAGTGGTGTAGGGCAACGAGTTGACTTGGGATTTAATTTAGAAAGTTTGCGTATTGAAGACTTGTCTGACGAAGACCAAGAAGATGATGATGCAACTCCGATATATAAAAATGTATTACGTACAAGTAATGTTACTGATGATAAAGAAGTAAATGGTAAAACTGTTGAAACAAAATCAGCAGATATTCGTAAAATGATATCTAATATGAATAAGCTCAATAAGTAAATCAGCATAAATATATATAATCAGGAATTGTTAAAATGAAAATAAAAAGTATTTTAAATGAAATAGATAGTATTTTGCCGCAGAAAAACAAGGCATTGATAGTTGAAAGCCGCGCTAGCCACGTTATTATTTCTGCATCAAATATTATGAATATGATTTCTGAAAATTATGATGCTGATACAGCAGAAAAATTACAAAAAAAGTTTTTAAATGCAATCCGCACAGGCAATGTAGATAAATTTAGTAATGCTTTAAAAAGGATTAACAATGAAGGTTAATGAACTTATACTTAATATTAAACAAAAACGTAAGTTCCGCGGTCCTCGAATTCCTCGTAAAAAAGGTATAGAATTCCATAAACTTGCGAAAGTGCGTAGAGCCATTAAAGATGATATGGAAATGGATGGTATTACCGAAGCGGAAGCAGAAGGTAAAAATCTTCATTTAACTCATTTTGAAGATAGTTTAATACATGGCGGTTATAAAGGTGCCGAAAACGCATTAAACATAGCCGCGGGCCTATTAGATATGCTCGAAGGTAGTGCTACTGAAAGCGTAAACATTACAACCAAATGGGATGGAGCACCTGCTATATTTGCAGGTATTAATCCTGAGACTGGTAAGTTTGTAATGGGCGATAAAG